AGCAGAAGCAAAAGCTAAACAGGAAGCCGAGGAAAAAGCTAAAGCTGAACAGGAAGCTAAAGCAAAGGCAGAAGCAGAAGCTAAATCAAAGGCGGAAGCAGAAGCAAAAGCTAAACAGGAAGCTAAAGCAAAGGCAGAAGCAGAAGCAAAAGCTAAACAGGAAGTCGAGGAAAAAGCTAAAGCTGAACAGGAAGCTAAAGAAACAAAGCCTACGAAGTAATTTAAACCTCTAATTGTTTAAAAAAAATGGTTACCGATAGTTATTATAAAAATCAAGCAGTTACAGTATGTGTAACACTTGCACAGGCGAAAAAACATCTAAAGCTAAGAGTTGGAGAAAGTTCAGAAGATGAATTGATTCAAGGTTATATTGATTCAGCTAAAGAAGACAGACAAAACTACATAAATCGTTCAATCGATACACGTGATTTTGTTATGGAAGTTTCGCAGTTCGAAACTGTAAATTTTGCTGTTAATTATGATAACGACGAAGTAACAAGTGTAAAATACTATAAACAGGGCGAAACCGAACTAACTACGCTTGACGCTGATAGTTATAAAGTTCGTCCTGGAATGGTAGTAGGAACAAAAACAATTACGTTTAAAAACCCGCCTTTAACAGAAAAGCGAGACGATGCAGTGATTATTACTGTAAAACAAGGTTGGGTAACGGCACAAGTTCCAGCACCGTTAAAACAATCAATGTTGTTGCTTATTGGAGATCAATACGAGCGTCGTGAAGATCGTGCAGAAATAGGTTATAACCGTGCGGCTGATGCTTTATGTAGAGCGTACAGAAAATATTAATGTTATGCCAAATAATCCTTTTATCGGTCAAATGGATCGTGAGATTGAGTTGATTGAAAAAAAACCTATACAATCAGCCTCAGGTGCTGAAACTCTAGGTGAACAATCTCTAGGAGCAGATTTTTGGGCGAATATGCAAGAAGTCGGAGGTGGTGAAGACACTGACGGAAAAATAAAGCATTTAGTAAACCGTACATATACAATTCGTTGGGATGAAACGGTACAGCAAAAATCTAATGCTTTAATATTGGTTGATGGTGGTCAACGTTTTGAAGTTTTACATGTTATCGAAATTGGTCGTAAAAAACATTTAGAAATTAGAGTAAAGCGTTATGAATAGTCCGTTGATGCAAGTGACAGGATTTGAAGAGCTGAAAGCTAAAATTAGAGAGCTCGGAAATGATAAGGATAAAAAACGAGAAGTTCTTATTATTCTAAGACAAGTTGCAAGTCCAACTCTGCAAGCGGCAAGAAGTTTTGTTCCGGTTGCTTCAAAAAAGCATAAGGCGAGAGGTAAATTAATTGAACCTGGTAACTTAAAAAAATCATTAGGATATATCACGGGGAAACAGGAAAACCCAACAATTTATGTCGGAGCTCGAGCAAAAGGTGTTAATAATGGCTGGTACGCTCATTTTGTTGAGCATGGAGTAAATAAATACAGTAAAGGTTACAAGCGTAAACGTAAAAGAAGGGCAAACAATCATGCGGCAATTGGTAAAACAAAAGCTACTCCTTTTATGGCAACCGCTTATCAATCAACAAACGGTCAGGTGACTGCTGATGCACAAAGAAAAATGGCGGCATTTATACAACGTAGAATAGATAAATTAAGTAGATAATGTTTGAAAGTATTTCAAAAGAATTGTATAGTTTTTTTTCGGGATTACCCGATTTTAATGCGGTAATGAAAAGAAATGAAGGAGGAACAGAGAAAACGTTTCTTTTTCCGATAGTAGCTTTAGAAGGTAACACGTTGCCACTTTCGACTTATATTTTAGGAGATAGAAACCCTGAAACTAAAGATCGTTCACAAGTTGATATAATCGTCATATTTTGGTTTGATCAAAACAGTTACGATGTATGTTGTGCTTTTACTGATGCAATGGCGCAACATATTGATGAAAGATACAATTTGCTTTCGGCATCAATTGATTATAACGAAGAAAGTTTTACTTATTCGGGAATGGTGAATTTTAACTTATTATAAAAAAAATAAAAAAATGGCAAGCGAAATTTATAACGGGAAATTATTGCGATTCAAATTCAATGCTAAAAAGTTTTTACATGCAACGTCATGTAAGTTAGACTTTTCAACTAAGCTAGAAGAAATCGCAACAAAAGACACAAACGGAACAGTTGTGATTCCGTCAAATTACAGTTGGACGGGTTCTACTGAAGCTTTGTTGGCTAATTTGCCTGTGGGTGATGCCGATCATGTAACTTTTGACGACATCTTAGCATTAAAGCTCTCAGGAACTCAAATTGATGTAGAGTTTACAACTGATGTTACGGGTGATATTATTT